CTACATGCCAAACCGTCGCGGGGTTTATCGTTTACCTATTCGCATTTTAACCCTCAATTTTGGGCGCAAAAAATGCGGGCGGTAAATAAAACCGTCATAAATTTTTCGACCGATACGCCAGAACATGCGACGAAACATTGCCGCGCTGGCGTTCCGTCCGTTGTAGTAGTACCCGAAACTTTTTGGTACGGGCGAAAAACCGCCGCGCCACACGGTAAAACAATTGTGCGTTGCCCTGCCGAATATCAAAACCGTTCTTGCAATAGTTGCGGCAATGGTTTGCCCCTTTGTGCCCGCATGGACCGCGATTTTATTGTAGGATTTACCGCGCATGGTCCGAATAAACGCAAGGCGGCGGATAAAAACGTTCAAGGCGGTTGTTATGGTGCTCAAGGAAATTGTCGCATTTGGTGGAACGAAACAAGCGAAACGGCACAAGATGAAACGGACGCGGAAAAACTAAAGCGTTTTGTTTCTGGTTTGCCTCCGCGGTCAATTATTCGCCATCATGTGGCGGGGGATATAGGGCAATGATAAACCAAGCCGGAAAAGATTGGTCGGAAAGATTGGACTATGTGGAAGTCATCCAAACCGCGTTTGGACCTTGGTTGCGTTTGATTACCGCGGACGATTTAAAAAACGTTTCGCCAGATTGTTTTTCGCTTTCTGTTTTTCACGGTAAAGTTAAGCACGGCGTTCCGGTTACTTGTTTTGATTGGCGTAGCAATGAAATTTATTATTCGAGAATTATTGAACCGGATGAAAACGGTTTGCCGCAAAGGTATGCAAGGATTGGCGGAAGTTTAAAAAAAATCCCTTAAAAATTAAAGCTTGCATAATATGCGATAATATAAGAGAATAGGGGCGGGCAATTCCGCCCTTTTTTATGAGGTTAAAAATGTTGAACTTGGAAAACGAAACTGGAACGCTTCAAAAGCTTTTGCAAACTGTACTGGAACAAAAAAACAGAAAAGAAGACTTTGTGACATCAACAGTGAACTTGCAAAAAACAACGGACGCGGACGGAAACGCGAAAATCGTTATTGAAGCAAGGGGCGGGGAACCAACCCGCATTTTGAACATTAATTCCCACGCGCAAGGGCAGATTGCCGCCGCCGCCGAAATTGATACAAGGACGGCCCGCCGGTTGCAGGAAAATTATCCGGTCGAATATGACGCCCTTATAAATGCGCGTTGGCAGCGCGAACCGGCCAACCGCATGGTCCGGACCTTTTTAGACGGTGACGAAACGTCCGGAACGGCGCGGGCGTTTGTTTCTGACAAATTCAAAACTTTTGACAATGCGGACCTTTTAGAAGCGGCATTGCCTCAATTGATTGAAAGCGATGCGCAATGGAAAATCGTTAATTCGACCGTGACCGAAAAGCGCTTGTATATGCGGTTAAAAAGCGAAGTCCAAACCGGCGAGGCCGCGGTTGGGGATCATATGGCAAACGGGATTGGCTTTTCTAATTCAGAAGTTGGGGCGGGTTCCGTAAACGTTTACCAAGTTTATTGGACGCTGGCTTGTTTGAACGGTATGCAAACCGAAAACAGAACGCGTTCAAGTCATATAACCAGCGCACGGGATAGCGCCGACTATGGACTTTTGAGCAATGAGGCAAAAGACGCGGACAATAAAGCGCTTGCACTTAAATTGCGCGACTTGGCGGGGGCATATGCCAGCCGTGAAAGCTTTGACCAAATTCTCGACAAAATGCGGGCCGCGCACGGCGATGTAGTAGAGGGCGAATTTACAGAAATTCCGGAGCGCGTCGGATCAATCTTGAAATTGACGAAAAAAGAAAATTCCGACGTCCTAAACGGTTTGATGCAAACCCTGCGTCAAGATGGATATAACAACGCGGCGCAACCGATCACACGTGCAACGCTGGTCAATGCCTTGACGGCGGTTGGTAATACTTGCGACGCGGATGAAGCGGACATGTGGCAACAGCGGGGCGGAAAGCTTTTGAATTTATCGGACCGTGAGTGGCAGCGCATTGCCGCATAAAACTTTTTGTTTTACATAAGCGCATATATGCGTTTATATGGGGGCGGGGCAATCCCGCCCCTTTTTCTATTTATGAGGTACACAATGGAAAACGCGAAAACTTTAAACCTGCAACCGCTCCGCTCAAATGATGAACTAGAGCGCGAGAACGAAAGCTTGCGCAAAAGCTTAGAAGTATATGAGGAACGTGCGCGGCAGGCGGGCAACGTGCTTTTTGAATTAATGGAAACGCACGTTGCTACGCTTGTTGACAATGCGCTTTTTGACTTCGATGTTATGCAGGAAGTGAATAACAATATTGCCGACTTGGATACCAGCGGGTTGGACATTGACTTGTGGGACCATGAGGATGAAATCCGCGAAATCCTTAATTCTATTTTGAAAAACAGTTCAATCAAATTGGAGCTGTATTGATGAATATGGACCGCGAATATGGCACGTTTGCCGATACCGTAAATCGTGAACAGTTCGGAGCGGTTTTGCAAAAGTATTGTCAGAACAGCGACGGGGCGTCCGATCTGGCGGAAATGCTGGCCCGCGTTCAGCCTACAATAGGCATGGACGGCGCTATCGTCCTGCAGTGGCGCGGCATGTGGCTTTGCATCGAACGGGACGGATACACACATTCTTGACCCTTGTGGGACAATATGCGATGAATGGGGCGGGGCAATCCCGCCCTTTTCTTTATGAGGTGAACAAATGAAAGATTTAATCGAAACGGTGAAACGCCACGCGGTGGAAAACTATAACAGCAACGGCTGGGATGTTTTAGTTGAATGTTGGGACGACGGGGAAATTTTGGAACGCATAAGCGAAGCGAACGCCCAAACGCCCGACGCCGCCATCAAAGCTTGCCAGCGTTGGGTCGAACTTTACGATGAACAACGCCGCGCAATCAGAAATGAGGCGTTTTAATTTAACCGCCAATTGATCCCAATTGATACTTGGCCCGCCTTGAGCGGGCCTTTTTATTTGTGTTTAAAACTTGCGCCCGCCCTCCGCCCTCTTTGCGCCTTAAACCTACCGGCGGGATCCGCGGGCCGTGGGGATCGGTTCGAACCGTCCAGTTCGCGGTCCTTTTTTGCGCCGGTCGGCGCGAATTTCTCCGGATCCGCGGCCCAAACCTACCGGCAGCGCGTGCGGTTCGCGCTGCAGTTTGGCGGGGATCCGCGGCCCGCGCTGGGTGTCGCCAGATCCACCGGCAGGCGTTCGCGGTCCGCGTTTGCCGGGCTTTTTTAATTGCGTCGGGTCCCCCGGCTATCGGGTCAAATTTCGCAGTTTTCGCGCCAAAATCCGCGATTTTCGCGCCGCGGCCCCGTGGCGAGCCAGCGGGTGCATGGGCCATGTTTTTGACAAATAATCATGTAGAAAATAATATTGATTTGGGTTAATTTAGATAAAGTCGCATAGGGGCCCCGCATGAATGCAACCGTTGGTTCAATCGAAGATCGAATGCTAAAACTACAGTTGCGTTTGGCGCAGTTGGAGAAAAACGAATTAGCGCAAAATAATTTCCTACATTTTGTACATGCAATGTGGCCTGAGTTTATATCTGGTAGGCACCACAAAATCATCGCGGAAAAGCTTCAACGCGTCGCGAGCGGCGAGTTAAAACGCTTGATTATTAACATGGCCCCGCGGCACACGAAGAGTGAGTTTGCGTCTTTTTTGTTTCCTGCTTGGATGATGGGTCGCAATCCGGGGATGAAGATTATTCAGGCGACGCACACGACGGAGTTGGCGGTTAATTTTGGTCGTAAGACGAAGAATTTGATTGACAGTGATGAGTACAAGGCGGTGTTTCCGGAGGTTCGTTTGGCGGTGGACAGTAAGGCGTCTGGTCGTTGGGACACGAGCCGTGGTGGGATGTATTATGCTGTTGGGGTTGGTTCGAACTTGGCGGGTCGTGGTGGTGATTTGGTGATTATTGACGATCCCCATTCTGAGCAGACGGCTATGAGTAACAGTGGGTTTGATGATGCTTGGGATTGGTATACTGGGGGTCCCCGCCAACGTCTTCAGCCGGGAGGTAGTATAGTTTTGGTTCAGACTCGTTGGTCGGAGAAGGACATGACGGGTCAGTTGTTACGGGCGATGGCTAAGGATCCTTTAGCGGATCAATGGGAGGTAGTTGAGTTACCTGCTATTTTTGATGATGGGAAGCCGTGTTGGCCTGAGTTTTGGAGTATTGAGGATTTAACGGCGGTCAAGGCATCTATTCCGCCGAGTAAGTGGAATGCGCAGTATCAGCAGAATCCTACGGGTGAGGAGAATGCGATTATACCGCGGGAGTGGTGGCGTTGTTGGGAGGGTGAGAACATACCTAATTTGCAGTATGTGATACAGAGTTATGACACGGCGTTTACGAAGCGTGAGCGGTCTGACTTTAGTGCGATTACGACTTGGGGAGTATTTTTTCCGGAGGAGGGTGGTCCGCCTAATTTGATTTTGTTGGATGCGAAGAAGGGTCGTTATGATTTTCCTGAATTGAAGGCATTGGCTTTTGAGGAGTATGAGTATTGGGAGCCTGACACGGTTATTATTGAGGCGAAGGCGAGTGGTTTGCCTTTGACGCATGAGATGCGTCAGACGGGGATACCTGTTGTAAATTTCACGCCGAGCAAGGGTAATGACAAGGTGAGTCGTGTTTATGCGGTGAGTCCGTTATTTGAGGCTGGTATGGTTTGGGCTCCGGATAAGAGTTGGGCTGATGAGTTAATTGAGGAGGTTGCGGCGTTTCCGGAGGGGGAGTATGACGATTTGGTTGATAGTATGACGCAGGCTTTGATGCGTTATCGTCAGGGTAATTTTATTCAATTACCAACAGATGATTGGCAAGATGAGGAAAAGTCTGTTATGGTAAGGTCGTATTACTAGGAGAGTTCTATGGCGAGATCACCTATTGGCGGATTAATGGACAGGAATGTTCCGTCTCAATTGGACATGTCTGATTTAGAGGCGGAGTTGGAGTTAGAGATTCCTGATTCGCGAGAGACTCCTTTGATGCTTGACGGCGACGAGGAGATTGAGATTGTCGAAGAGGATGACGGTGGTGTTCTTGTAGACTTTGATCCGTCGGAAGATTTTGATGATATGGATTTTGGTGCCAACTTGGCGGAGGTTATGGATGACCGCGAGTTGGGGGCTATTTCTTCTGAGTTGTTGGGCGAGTTTGATGCGAACAAGGCCAGTCGTCAGGAGTGGGAGGATGCGTACACGGAGGGTTTAGAGCTTCTTGGTTTTAATTACGAGGAGCGTACTCAACCGTTTCGTGGAGCCTCTGGTGTGACTCATCCGCTTTTGGCTGAAGCTGCGACGCAGTTTCAGGCGCAGGCGTTTAATGAGTTATTACCGTCGTCGGGGCCCGTTCGGACGGCAATTATGGGCGACGAGACGCGGTCCAAGCAGGAGCAAGCGTCGCGTGTTCGTAAGTTTATGAATTACTATATTACGAATGTTATGGAGGATTACACTCCTGACATGGACCAGATGCTGTTTTATCTTCCTCTGGCGGGTAGTACGTTTAAGAAGGTGTATTATGATGAGGTAATGGGCCGTGCGGTCAGTAAGTTTGTTCCTGCGGAGCATTTGGTTGTTCCGTATGAGACGTCTGATTTGGACACGTGCAGCAACATTGCGCATGTAATACGGATGAATTTGAACGATTTACGCAAGCAACAGTTGGCGGGTGTATATCGTGATATTCCAGTTATACCGCAGCAAGCGGAATCGGACGAGGTTCAGGGTGAGTTGGACCGTATTACGGGATTTGAGCCCGGAAGTGTTGATTATGACTGCACTTTGATTGAGTTTCATGCCAATTTGGATCTTGATGGGTTTGAGGATGAGGATGAGGACGGCGAGCCTACGGGCATAAAAGTACCGTATATTGTGACGATTTCGCAGGATAATGGTCAGATTTTGTCGATTCGTCGTAATTATCGCGAGGATGATCCGTTAAAGCGCAAGATACAATATTTTGTGCATTACAAGTTTTTACCGGGTTTTGGTTTTTATGGGTTGGGATTGATCCATACGATTGGCGGTTTGTCACGGACCGCCACAGCGGCGCTGCGGCAATTAATCGACGCTGGTACGTTGTCCAATCTCCCGGCGGGTTTCAAGGCCCGCGGACTACGGATCAGGGACGACGATGATCCGTTGCAGCCGGGTGAGTTCCGCGACGTGGATGCACCCGGTGGGGCTATTCGTGACAGCCTCATGCCGCTACCATTTAAGGGGCCGGACCAGACGTTGTTTAATTTGTTGGGTTTTGTGGTTCAGGCGGGTCAGCGGTTTGCGACGATTACTGATTTGAAGGTTGGTGATGGCAATCAGCAAGCTGCGGTTGGTACGACATTAGCGATGTTGGAGCAAGGTACGCGTGTAATGAGTGCTGTTCACAAGCGGCTTCATTATGCGATGCGTATTGAGTTTAAGTTGCTTGCCCGTGTGATGAGTGAGTTTTTGCCGCAGGAGTATCCGTACAGTGTTGCGGGCGGTGATCAGTCGGTGATGGCGTCTGATTTTGATGACCGTGTAGATATTATTCCTGTAAGTAATCCGAATACGTTTAGTCAGGCGCAGCGGATAGCTTTGGCTCAGACTAAGATGCAGTTGGCGACGTCGGCCCCTGAGTTGCATAACATGCACGAGATTTATCGTGATATGTATGAAGCGATTGGTGTGAGCGATGTTGATCGGTTAATGAAGAAGGTTCCTGACGAGGAACCGCGGCCCACGGACCCTGCATCTGAGAATATTAATGCTATGGACATGGTTCAATTGGTTGCGTTTCAGGGTCAGAATCATCAGGCACATATTATGGCGCATTTGGTTTTTGCGTCGAGTCCTATGATTGGGGGTATGCCGCCTGTTGCGATGGCGATGCAGAAGCACGTTATGGAGCATGTTAAGTTGCAGGCGGAGGAGCAAGCGATGATGCAGTTGCAGCAAGCTGGTCCGATGCCCGCGGAGCAACAGGAGATGCAGTATCAGGCGTTGGTTGCACAGGGTGTGGCGCAGGGTTTGCAGCAAGTGAAGCAGATGAGTGCGCAGATATCTGGTGCGGGTCAGCCGGATCCGTTGGTAAAGTTGAAAGAGCAGGAGTTGCAGATCAAGGCTCAGTCGGAGCAGGCGGATGCTCAGAACGATCAGGCGCGATTGCAGCTTGAGGCACAGAACCAACAGATGCGTATGGAGCAATTTGAGAAGCGTTTGGCGAGCCAAGAGGCTCAGACGGCGGCTCGCATAGACAGTGCGATGCAGCGTGAACTTTTGAAGCAAAGGGGTCAGTGATGAAAGAACCTAAGATTCTAAGCATGTCCGAATATTCGATGGGTCTTGTGGACGCCGCAGAGGGATCAAAGGCCTTGGCAGGCTTAGTAAAAAAAACCAAAAAACCGGGGGGTGGCATGATTGCCGCGGCCCGCGGATCAAAAGCGTTTAGGGACCTTATGAAACGTAAAATAGGTCGTGCAAAAGGCGGCGCGGTAAAGAAGAAGTAGGAGTTTTAAATGGCAAGTGTAAAGATTGTAACTAATACACCGGGTGCTGCGCAAAAGGCGCAACCGTATGCGGATATTAAGGATCAGGGCCGTATTCCATACAAGCAGATGGAAGACGTTGCTACGCCCAACACTGCAAAGGCGAAGGTAACTACGGGCAAGAAGCGTGGTATGGGTGCGGCTCTCCGCGGCTCACGGTTTGTCAACGCCTAGTTGATGTGTGTATTGGTCGCCATTTTTTGGGGCCATTCGTTTTCTTTTGGACTTTATAAGGTTTGTGCTTACGATTGTGGTTATGACAGACCTAAATACCTGTGGTACGATAAGGCATACACGGTGGGACCCGACTATGTATGCCCGGCGAGGTTTTATGAGGTATGATCGAAATAGGGGTCGCGATAGCTGGCGCACAGGCCGCTTATAGTTTTTTGAAAAAAGGTGTCAGTGTCGGCAGAGATCTGCAGGATATGGGCCAACAGTTGCAACAGTGGGCTAACTGTATGGCGGATATTGATCAGGCTGAGAAGATGGCTGAAAAGCCGCCTTGGTACAAGGCTTTGGGCGGTGGCACTCAGGCTCAAGCTATGGAAGTCTTTCTTGCGAGGAAGCAAGCGCAGAAGATGCGAGATGAGTTGCGGGAATTGATATCTCACCCTGCTATTCTTGGTCCGTCTCATTGGCAGGAGTTTTTGCGGATAGAAGCGGAGATTCGGAAGCAAAAGCGTGAGCATGACTTCCGCAGAATGGAGATTAAGCAAACTATTATTGAGTGGATGGCGGGGATATTTGTGTTTATCCTTGGAGTGGGTGGCCTTGTAGTTTTTGTGTGGTTAGCCAATGCTTGAATCAATAGGAAATTTACCGTTTGCAGTACAGGTTGAGAGATCTCGTGAGAGCATCGAAAACCATCAAGCGCAGCAACAGGTGCAAAAGGAACATGCCCTTGCGCACAAGCTTGAAAAAGTGCTTGAGCGGCAAAAACTTGATTTAATGTCCAGTTATGATAGGTTTGGGGCGAAAAACACTGAACTACAGCCGCAAGGACAAGTCTTAGATATGGAGGTCTGAATGGTACAGGTCACTGCAAAATACATTGATAATCTAAAAATACTTCCTCGTTTAATGATGTTAGCTGTTACTGTGCTGACCTATCAGGCGGTGCACTGGTTTATGTCGCTTCCTGACCCGTCGGTAGCACAATCAGGGCTTGTATCTGTCTGCATGGGTGCACTTACAGGCTGTTTCGGCATATGGATGGGCAAGGAGTCCAAGACCACGGTCACGTCCGAAAAGGTTGTTCACGAGGAAAAGTATGACAACCGTTGAGGATTTTATGGTGTTCCTCATGGTGAGGGCGCTTGAGTTTCTTCTTAATACTAAAATGAGCTTATACGGGACGATTGTGGTATGATTACACTTTTAGGAAGCCTGCTAGGGTTTGGTACGTCGTTTCTGCCAGAAGTTTTGAATTATTTTAAGGCGGGGCAAGAGCATAAGCACAATCTTGAGCGAATGCAGCTTGAGATGGACATGATGACGAAGCGCAACGAACTACAGCTTAACATTATGGACAAGCAAGCGGAGATAAAAGAGACGGAAGGTTTATATAAACATGACAGTATCGACGCTGGTTGGTTTATTAACGGACTTAGAGGTTCTGTCCGTCCTGTCATCACTTACGTTTTTTTTGGCCTTTTCGTTGCCATCAAAGTGACGGCGTTGATTGCTTTAATGGACGCTGGTAATGACTTAGGTCGCTCTCTTTCTCTGATTTGGGACGATGCTACATCTGGATTATTTGCCGCTATAATCAGTTTTTGGTTTGGGGGTAGAGCCGTAGGTAAATATATGAAAGCGAAACCATGACATTTAAACTTAGCAGACGAAGCCTTGATAAGGTAGAGGGCGTTGACGAAAGGCTGCAAGCGGTAGCCAAGCAGGCGATTACGTTGACCAAGACAGACTTTGGCGTAATTCAAGGATTGAGAACTTTGGATGAGCAAAAAGAGCTTGTTGCAAAGGGCGCGAGCAAGACAATGAAATCGTTGCATCTTGAGGGAAAGGCTCTCGACATTATGGCCTTTGTAAATTCGCGGGCCTCTTGGGAACTTAATCTTTATGATGATCTTGCTGATGCTATTAAACAAGCCGCAATTATCGTTGGAGTGCCTATCAGGTGGGGTGCTGCGTGGCATATTGATGACATCCGCAAATGGGAAGGCACGATGGAAGAGGCTATGAACGCTTACATTGATTTGCGCCGATCACAAGGCAGACGTCCTTTTATAGATGGTCCCCATTTCGAGATTCGCGAATAATATTTCTTGCATATTTTCTTAACTTTTCCTATAAAAAGACAGAAATATAGGATTTTTTAAGGAAATGGATGAAATTTACGTTGCGGAAGCGGTGTTTCGTATTATAAGGGAACGTAGACATGCCGTTGTTGACTTAATGCAGTATGGCAACGTCAAGTCTATGGAGCAATATCGTGAGCTTATGGGAAACATGGAAGCCCTAAATCACGTGGAACAGGAACTCAAGGGCCTGCTAGA